GGACGCATGCTGCAAGACAGCGGTTCCAGGACGCATTAGCCGTTAGGAAGGAGTTGCCAGGGTGGGAGATGGAGCCCGCGGGGACAGTCCAGGCGACGGGGTTGGTGTCGTCCACCATGGGAGTGGTCTGCCACGCCACCAGTCCGGAAAAAGGGTTGAAGACAAAAGCAGCAGCTGTGTCAGTGGACGAGTTATTGATGATATACTCCTTCTCGAAGCGAGCCACCATGCCACCATACCCATCCCCAAAAGGCCCAGGGACAAGATCACCGTTGCAGGGGTCGGCCAACAAGTTGGCGTACCTGACAGCGGCATCATGCAGCCGGAGACCCCCTGTTGGACGCGGCACTTTGGCAGGCTTTGAAGCCCGCTTCTTGGCCTTATTCTTCGCCATTAGTCTTTATTCGTGAGCAAATTCCGCAAAGGTGTCACCGAAGAAGTACAAGCCGGGGTTGTCAGCCACCGACTTCACGGCCCAGCAGTCCAGAGGTGTGGTCAGGGTGGTGTAGTGGTGCTCCAGCATCACTTGCTGGTCTGGGGTGATGCCCCAGGCGCGCCAAAACGACAACCGTGCCCCCTGCGTGATGGGCGTGCCCTGGGCCCTAAGGCCCCTGGCCATGTGCTCGAACCCAGAGCTCATGTCTCCAAAGCCCTGGGCCCTCTCACACACGAGCCCAACCCGCTGGAAGGCAGCATAGGCTGCACTGAAGACAGGTACACCGTCAGCAAGTGCAGCCCCAGCTACCCCCACCTGGTAGAGCCACTTGCGGTAGCCCGTGATCGGCCTGTCCATGGTGGGCTGTTTGCACAACACATCCTTACACAGGCCAACCACTGGGCTGCGGCACATGACCCAACCCCGCCCCGTGAACACCGGTCGGGTCTGGCAAAAATCAATCCTCTCAAAGACACGAGTGTGCCCCTCAGAGGTGAGAGTGAAGCCCATCTCCAGGAACCAAGCGTCCAGCCCGGTTGTGAACCGGACCAGGTCGCCCGCTTCCATGATGACAGAACAGTCATCCCCATTGTTTGCCAGTCGCACCCGCACTCCACATGTCTTGGCCCATGTCCAAACCAGGGCGCACATGATGAGGCAGTTGCCCAGAGCAGTGTTCATGTCCCCGCTCATGCGACAGCCGGCAACAGTGTACCGGAAGCGACCACCATCACTGGTGGCCACATAGCCAGTGTTGTCCAGTTGCCACTTGAGTAGGGATGCCAGCTCAGGGTCGTTGTAAACCCTGTTGTACACGGAGTGCTCCCATTGCAGGGCCTCACGTGACACGTGCTGGTCGAAGCGACTGGCGTCCAGGGAAAGCGCAACAGGCTGGGTGAATTCCTGCCACATCTCCCTGAGACAAGATGCAGTGCTAACAGCGTTATAGCCCTTCATCACCGTGGGCCCCCCAAACAGTTCTGCTATTGCTTTGTACACCCTATGCTCCAGGGGCCGGATGAACCTGCCCACTAGCGCATTGTACCTCGGATTACGTGGCTGAATAATCCGGGGGGCCGGGTCAGGCTTGGCTGTGAAGTTCACTGACTCTGCCTTGACAAATGACTGCAGAAAGCTGTCAGCTCTGGTAATCCCCCGGGCACGAAGGGAGCTGACGGCCCGCTGGTATCGCAACAGTTTGGACCCCTGGTAACTCTGGACAAACCTGTCCAGTGACCAAGGGGTGCAGGGACCAATTGCTTCCAGCAAGCCAGCCCTAAATGGGCCAAGCCGACTGCAGAACACTCCCCTGGCAGGCCGTGGGGGGGGCTGCAGTTCCCCATCCTTCTCGACTGCAAAAACCCTCTCCCTCACAGCTCGCAGGGCATTGACCAGGGTGTTATTGTGGACGCCGAGGGCTAATCCACTATTGACCCCCACCAGCCGTAGTGCCTTACGCACCTTGGGTTTCCCGCCGGGTGCCAGGACCGTGATGGCCTCAACAGGCCCAACTCGTGAGACCTGTGTGTCGACCCCTGGCACTACCTGCAGGCCCCCCTAAGCGGAAAACCCTGGGATCTGCTTGAATGTGCCTGGGTAAAGCACCTCCAGCAGACCAAACACGCTACGGGGCAGCGTAGCGCGGGCCACCCTCTCCACCAAGGAGCGTGCAGCCCAATAGGGCCGCACGCTCTCCCGTGCACGTGCCACCATCTCTGGCTGCCTCATCAGGCGCTCCAGTTCCAGCTCACTGGCGTCCTTTAAGAAGCACAGCTCGATGGCTAGTGGTAGCACGCACCGCAGGTGCCGGTGCCTGGTGTTCCGCTTCGCCAGGCGCTTGTACAGGATGGTGCGGACCATGTCCCTGTTGGCAACAGTGCGAGTGGGTATGCCGAACTCCAGTTTGTACTCAGAGGCAATGCGGCAGGCCCACCGGGCATAGCCCTTGGACTCACCGCCCATACCCCTAACATACTCTGGTGCCAGCTCCTCACATGCCTCTGCTGATTCCGAGACGATGTCCAGGACATCATCCGCAATGTGCCCCTCATCATAGGCGTCCAGCAATGAATTGCTGGTCACCGTTGTTGAGGGACGGGCCTGGAGGAGGGCATACACCCCCGCCAGCCCCAGCACCCCCACTCCTGCTAATAGCTCCTGGGCAACCGTCATGCCGCCAATCCAGCTGGGACGTCTCCAGCGGTGTGCCGCAAC